TCGTAAGGCTATCGGTGAGTCCTACTACAAGGGACTGCTTACTTACCTGACTGGTTCCGAGATTGGTTCGCGGATCGGCTTTAACGGATTGCTGTATCGCTCCCCACGATTTGCTCAGTGGTCCGATGATCCTATTAACGCGGCGGTTGAAAGTCTTGGTGGTCCAGCCTTTGGCGTTGCTCAACGGATCTTTGATGGTGCTAAAAAAGTAGCGGAAGGGGAAGTCGAGCGTGGTATCGAGCAGATGCTGCCAGCCTTCTTCTCTAACTTCCTAAAAGCTAACCGTTACGATTCGGAAGGCTTTAAGACTCTACGTGGCGACGAAGTGGTTTCACGGGCGAATGGGTACGAGGTTGCCATGCAGATGATCGGCTTCGCACCTCAACGCTACATGGAGCAGATCCAACAAAACACTGCGCTCAAGGCTAAAGACAAGTACGTCACAACGGAAAAGACGAGGTTGTTGCGGCAGCTATACGTAGCATATCGTGAAGGCGATAATCGTGAAGCCGACGAGGTGATGGAGAAGTTGCGGAAACTTGGGGAAAAACATCCCGGTACTATTACTGCTGACACAATTATTGATTCACTAAAGGCCAACGCCAAGACTTCGGCTGAGATGTTCCACGGTATTACCTTGAGTAAGGCGATGCGTGCCGAGCTTATGGAAGATGCTTCGGAGTACAGCTTCTCTGATGATGAGCTAGATTAAGGGCGAAAAAAACCCCCCGAGGACGTTGCCGCACAGTCGGGGGTAATACCTTGGAGGAGACACACGAACAGGTTTCACTGTATCACAGTTTTCTCCAGATGCGAAGCCCTAAAATTTTGCCCTCGACCCGACGCCGCATCTCAATCTCCCAACCCTTACTTTTGGCTAGCTCAAGGGCTTGCTCCCTGAGCTTGATGTGATTGATCGACGGCACAAAAATAGACGCCCCGACAATAAACTTATCCCAATCGACCTTGATAATCAGCCCATCCGGGTCGAATTCGTCCAACCGTAGCCTAGACGATTGCGTCATTACCACCATCCATAAACGGGCAGTTCAGTACCCATGCGTCTGCCGCTGGCATGTTCATATGAGTGCCTTTGCCTAGCCGAACCTTTTCCTTCTTTGCCATAGTCCTGCCGGACTTCAGCGCATCTAAAGTGTTGGAGTAATCAATCTGCTGTTTAGTACACCACAACTTAAACGGCTTCGGTAGCAGGTACAGCTTCTTAATATCATATTCATAACGGGCAACCAACTGCATCCTTGGCGTAGCGTCAGGTAGGATCAGGTGATCCAATCCAGTTGACTGTTTACGTGCATCATCCGTGCTCTTGATGCGAAGGATGTTGTTGTAGTTCTCGGCCATGTAGTCGGACAGGATCTGCTCTGCACCTATCTTAAAGTCAAGATTGTTTTCTTTGGACTTAGCTAACTCATTAAGAATGAATTGGGTCAGTACCTTAACGTCATAGTTAATCAGCCCCGCTCGTTTGGCGATTACCACACCAGCGATAGTACAGGCGCACATCGACGACCAGAACCGCTCATCCGCTTGCAGGTTTGCCGCTTCATCAATCTTCTTGCGGACATGCGCTAGTACTTTCTTACACTCTTCTACGTTGTTAAGTATGTACTGTGCGTAGATTGGCCCTGCGTGACCGAAGTTGTTTTGGATACCCGCATAGAAATTGTCCTGCTCTTCCTTGGTTAGATTCGCCAGATTGTCGGGTACACGTATCTCAATAATCCGTAGGGCTTCTGCTTTTGGCAGCGCCTTGAACAACCCGATCCGTTGAATCATGCTTGTGTTGCCGGTGCTAGCAGCTAACAACTTCCAAGGTTTGCCGCGATACCGTTCCTTGTTCCCACTAGAAGACATCCGGTTTTTCTGCATCCCGCTCGGCACAGCATAGGCGTATGTGCTTAGATCGGATGGGCTTGTATTTGTCATCTCGTCCAGAAGAAACGCAAGGTTCTTGTAGACCTCGGCTCGGTTCATCTTTGAGTTAAAAGTGTCCTTGTCATCCAGCACGACCCGCATGGGGTCACCCCAAAGAGACGCCGCTAAGTACAAACCCGTACTCTTGCCCTTACCTGCTTCACCCGTAAAGTGAAAGGTCCCACCGTTATGTGCGGTCAACTCCATGAGGAGTGAGCCGAATCCGATGCAGAAAATAAATTGATGCAGTACATACTCCGGCTTGTTCCATACCTCTACCAACTCCTTCCACTTATCCAGCGAGCCTTGCGGATCAAATAGTGGTACTAATCCTGCGGTCGATACGGACGGGGGGCTGATATCAATCCGGTCTGGAAATATCTCTATCGAGCCGACAACAAATGACTGCAAAGGATTATCCTTGTCTCCGACCCATCCAAATTGTCTTCTAGCTTCGTAAGCAACTGTTGTACTTTGCAATTGATTTACCCATGAAGTTGTGTAGTGCATAAGATGCTCCGGGTTAATGACGGCAACGCCGTTTAAGGACATCACCTTTCTAAATTCATCACGTGACGTGACGGCTGTAAGTGCTACGGTAAACTCTCGTACCCCGTCCCTTGGTAGATGCAAACGCATCATGACGGACTCGCCTGACTCTGGGTCCCGTATCCTACGGACTACATATAAGTCATTGTGGTAGACCAATACTTCCTTGGAGTCACCATCTTTGTCCTTGTCTCTTCGGTAGATGCCACCGCTGGCCCCACGGAAGTAAGGGAACGGATACTTTGGGATCGTGGTGCTTGTCGCACTCTTTGTCTGTACTACGCTATCTTCTTCGTCTGCTTCTTTGACTTCCCGGCCAAGCACAATTGGTGACTTAATCTGCTTCCAGTGCTGGCAATCTGGGCACACATCCGGGTTGAGTGTGTTAAATGTCTCGCAAATGTAGGGACCTTGGATCTTGTTGGCCTTCTCTTCTGTCTCGTCTGCGCTGTACTGTGGGTGCTTTTGGGATATTTTATGGATGGCAATGTCACGATCCAGACAATGTGCCGCGATTGATAAGCCCGCCCTCCACAGCGGTTCCGGCATTGTGGCTTGTTCTGTCGCAATCTTCAGGATTTGAGGACACCCTCTGCCTTCACCGCTTTTGATTAAGATCGTCTTGAATCGGTGCTGGTAGTTACTTATTAAGTTCTGTGTAAGCGGGTCGTATTCGGCTTTAGCTTTGGCGTTACCTTCCGGTGGGGATACTGCTCCCATAATATTCCGAAAGTCTTCAAACCGGATAGGGGCTGCAACTTCTCCGACCACCGTAACAACCCTAGTCGTGTTGTTCTTATAGTTGCGCGTGCCCGGAGTACGTAAGACCCGGGCCGAATCCGATGTAGAAGTCTGGTCGCACTTCATCCCCTGCTTGTTGACTACTTGCTTGAACTGTTGAGCAACAGTCATCCACTCGATAGCCGGAACTTGCTCAGTCAACACCCAGTAGATATGTAAGCCATAACCAGAATTGACGATGGTTGGCTTAGGTAATGCAATCGCCTTACAAAAGGACTTGAGGGCAACTAACGCTTCCGTCTGCGTAGGAAAATCTTTCTTGGGTCCGTCACCGCAATCAATGTCTAGGTAGAACGACTTTAAGTATTTGGCATTTTCTTGCTTCCGATTTTTGTCAGTCTCAAACGTAGCTTGCGCGTGATAGGCGTTAAAGCCCTGCGCGTCTAGTCTGAATACTTCACTAATAGCATCATCAAGATTGTCGAACAGCCGCTGGATTAGCGTTGGGTTATCCTTTGGCCCCTTCAACCCCATCGTGCAATAGAACCCGTCTGACCCCAAGACGAATTCTAGGAATTCCTTCGCTTGCATCCCCGCCCCATACGAAGAAAAAAATAGCGGTTAGGGCAAACTTACCCCAACCGCCACCGCTTGTAGACTACGCGATCAGTCGTCCCAATCGCCTACGATATCACTCATATCAATAGCTTCCGCTTGGGGGGCGGTGCTAGTCTTCTTGCTCACAACCTTCTTAGGCTCTTCAACCTCTTCGCCTTCCTCAACCTTCGGCTTGGCTTTTGCCTTGGGTTCCGGCTTGGCTTCCGGTTTAGGTTCAGCATTGTTAAACAATGACGGCAACGGTTCGGGGATAACCTTGTCCATCTGCGATACATTGAGCTTTAGATACCGCTGAGTATCAGGAGCGTCCCGCAACTCCAATGCAATATCTAACTCGGCATCGTCCAACGGACGAACCGGCTTGAACACCAGCTTAGGCGTAGAGCTATCCTTGTCAAAACGCATCTCGGTCACAATCCCGATAGCCTTCTCACCGTGAGCTTTCAGATAACGGGCATACGCTTGCAGGGGCATCTTGCCACCATGCTCAGACGAGTCGCCAAAAATACTTGTTGGCGGAAGGGTCAACTGATAGACCTCACGATTCTCAATTGCACCTTCAAAGACAATAGCAATGCGTTGTTGGGGCTTACATGCTTTGCTATCACCCTGACCAGAACCCTTGATTGCTTGGCGGCAATCCATACAACGAGCAGACTGCTTCTGATCATCCGGCACTGACTGATCTGGGACTTGCGAATCTGAAGACCAGCAAGTGGGCTTCACTGGCTTACCTTTGACATACGCTTCGGCGAAGTACATCTTGGAGATAGGGGCGGCGTTAATAATAACTACGTTAGTAGCACGCTCCTCGTTAACCCGGACTTCCTTGCCGTTGATGACTTCACGAAAGAAATTACCGTCAAGACTGATGCGGCGGTTGACGTTGCCAGAATTTGCATTGTCAGTGATAGCATCCGCGATATCAGCGAGACGGGCAGAGGAGCGGCGGTTTCCGAATAGGGATAGTTCGTTCATGGTTACCTCAAAGGTTTTGGTCAACGTCGATTGCGTAAAAGTCAAACCCAAGCTGTTCCATCTTAGATTCGGCATCAGCTTCAGGCTCGGGTGAGGGCTGTGGGGGCACAGCTTCAACAACTAGCTTTTTGGGTTTGAAGTACTCGATAATACTCTCCTTGTCGAAACGATAAGTATTACCGATTTTCACATACATGTCGCCCGGGATCAGTCCCGTGCGGACCCACGCCCTTACAGTCGTAATTGAGACGGTTAGGGTTCGGGCTAGGTCTTCGATGGGCACAAATTGGATAGTCATTGTTTGTTTTTCCTAACAGTGATTGAGTACTCGGTCATAGCATTCAGCCCGGGTGGAAGTAGCTCCGGGTTTTCCTCTAAGAATTGCTTCAAGTTTCCTTGATGGATGCGCTTCTCAAGCAGTTCTGGGCAACCGTGCTCTACGATGAACTTGCCCATAGACTCCCAGTCGTTAGTGAAGTAGGTCTTCTGCGTCGTGCGATAGAACATGCCCTCTGCCGTCTTCACGGACTCGACGTTATGGTCTTTGCAATGTTGCAGGAGAACCCGCTTCACCTTGTCGGCTTGGGTCTTAATCTTCTCGTCTGCCTCCTTGAATTCAGCCGCCAACTTCTCACGGGCCTCCTTCATCTTGAGGTAGATACGCACTAACTTCTCAGGCGTAAACTCTTGCGTATTTTCGGGGGGCACGATAGCTCCTTCAGGTAAAGGGAAGTGTAGTTTAACAGGGTTTGCGTTGCTACGCAAGCAGATCGTCGTATAAGTCTATGATCTTTGCGTGAACGTCTATTTTATTATCTAGTAGCTTGTAAACGTGGTTCTCAACAGGTGCGCCAGCAAGCTGTACAACTGTGGAGGGATGCCTTTGTCCTGCACGATGGACTCGTGCATTAGCTTGGGCGTACGTTTCGAGCGAGGCAGTCGGCCCCCACCATACTACGGTGTTTGCCGCTGTTAGGGTCACCCCATGTGCCGCTGACTGGGGTTGAATGATTAGAACCTTTGGCTCGGGTGTTTCTTGAAACCTTCGGAAGATATCCGTGCGCTGATTCACAGGCACGTCGCCCCGGATGATCTCGTTAGTCACACCGTCTGCCGTTAGCTTCTCAGAGATAAGGTCGATCACGCTCTTGAATGGCACGAAGACCAACACCTTCTGGCTTGACTCCTCGATGACTTCCTTGAGCACGTTATACCGATGCTTGATATCAAACTCGATGATCTCACCCGTGTCGGTGTAGACAGCACCACATGCTACTTGTAGCAACTTAGACATTGCCACTGCCGCGTTGACTGCTGTGATCTGTTCGCCACCCGCTTCAATGATCAGCTTATCTTTAAGTAGCTTGTAGTATTTCTTTTGTTGTGCAGTCAATTTCTTTTCC